CAAGACATTTTATTAGATAAAAAAGAACTACCAAGAAAAAGAAGAGTAATTGGTAAAAGAGATTATAAGTATTATGGAGCAGTTAAAGGATATTGGGTAAATGATAATACAAAAAAAACTTTACCAAAGGGTGAAGAATGGGTATTACCATTAGACCCACATATTAAAAGATATCCTGTGATTGGTGAAAATGTTGTTTGTGTAAACTATCTCGGTAGAACATACTATACAACTATTTTAAATCACCAAAACAATCCAAATAATAATATTATGACAGGATTGGTAAATAAGGGTAAGGTTGGAGAAGCTTCACCAACAATTTCAACATCACCTATGTTCAATAAACCAGTATTAGCTAATGCTGGTGATATTATTTTTCAAGGTAGATTTAATAATTCTATTAATATAGGTTCTCAAGATTTGGTAGGTTCATCAATTAAGTTGGTTGCTCACGGTAGAGAAAACCCAAGTTATGATTTAGAAAAAGATGCAGCTTCTATTTATATACAAGACGGTGGAAATGTAAAAGTTAAGAATCCAAATAGTAAAATGGGTTCAAACATAGTAACTGGTAAAAAGATTGTATTAGATGCAGATTATATTGTAATTAATGCTAAAAAACAATTAAAATTACAAGGCGGTGATTTGGTAGAAGTGGTAGGTGGTAACACAGAAATTAAACATAACGCTGGTGGACAAATAGCAACAGGAGAAACTGAAAAAGCTATTGATGAGTTAAGAGAAAGAACTAAAACAAAAATAGTTGATAGTTTTAATAAGACTAAAGACGAATTTATACAAGCAAAAGATAAAGGTCAAGAGGCATTTGATAAAGGAATTAAAGATTTAAAAGACCTTGATGACAAAATGAAAGATGCTATCAAAGATATTGAAAAGAAAATTAAACAAATTAGACAAGTGTCATTTACTTTTGATGCACAAGAATTTACAAAACTACAAGACAAAGTAAATAAATTACAATCAGAGTTGGGTTCTACACCACCAACAGACCCAGTTAGAATTACGAGGTTGGGTATAGAATTGATTAATGTATTTAGAAGTTTTGTAACATTAGATTTTATGAACAAAGATATCGTAACGATTAAGAAGAAAAAATAGGAGTAAAAATGAAATCGAATAAATTAGTATCGTTAATAAAAGAAGTTGTCAAACAAGAGGTTAAAAAACAGATAACTGATATACTTATTAACGAAACAAATATTCCCAAAACAAAACCAGTAGTTAAGAGAAAAAAGGTTAAAGAACAAAAGTTCACAGATGACCCGACACTTAACAAAATTCTAAACGAAACTGCAAATGGTTCAAGAGATTTGGAAGAGTATCCATCATTAGGCGGTGGAACTTTTGATTCAAATCGCATGACTGAACTATTAGGTTATGGAAGTGGTGTTGGAAGTGGTATGGGAAATAAAGAAATTAAACGAGAAGTAGCGGCCGCAAGCACATTGAAAAGTGCTGGTATGAATCCAGATGCAGCTCCAGAGCACTTAACAAACGCACTAACAAGAGACTATACGGATTTGATAAAAGCTATTGATAAAAAGAAAAAAGGTAAATAATGGCAAGTGCAAGAGAAAACGATTTAAACCCAGATATTAAAATAGGTTTAGAACTTCCTTTCGCTAGAAGTAGTAGAGGTTTGTTCGGTCAAACAGCAACTACATTAGAACAAGCCGGACATAATATAAAAAATCTTTTACTAACATCAAAAGGTGAAAGAGTAATGCAACCTGATTTTGGTTCTGACCTAAGAAGTTTATTGTTTGAACAAGCAGGTGATAACATTAATAATGATATTAAGGAAGCTATAAGTGACGCTATGTCTAATTGGTTACCTTATATAAATATATCTAATGTTAATGTAATAGAAAATGAAACAAATCTAAATCAGATAAAGGTTAGTATAGATTTTTCTTTAAACTACGACCCAAACAGATTTAATACAATAACTTTGGATATTGAAGGAGAATAAATAAATGCCAAATGTAACAAAAGATGTAAAATATTTAAATAAAGACTTTTCACAATTTAGAAGTAATCTTATAGAATTTGCAAAACAATATTATCCAAATTCACATCAAGATTTTAATGAGTCATCACCAGGTATGATGTTTATTGAAATGGCAGCTTATGTCGGTGATGTGATGTCCTATTATGTTGATTCACAATTTAAAGAATCTCTACTAGGATACTCAGAAGAAATAAGAACTCTTTACTCAATGGCACAAACATTTGGATACAAACCAAGATTATCAGCTCCTTCTAGTGTAAAAATGGAAGTATTCCAATTAGTTCCTGCAAAAGGTAGTGGTAATAATGTAGAACCAGATTATGATTATTCATTAAATATACCAGTCGGAGCAAGAATTGAGTCTACAAATGGAACAACATTTAGAACTATACAAGATTGTAATTTTAAATATGATTCGATAAGGTCACCAAGAACTTTTGAAATTTTTGAAAGAGATACAAATACACAAACACCCACATTTTATTTACTTAAAAAAGAAGTTCAAGCTAAAAGTGGAAATATAGTATCAGAAGACCATACATTTACTGGAGCAAAAAAATATTCAAGAATTAAATTAGCAAATCAAAACATTATAGAAGTAATAAGTTGTGTTGATAGTGATGGAAATACTTGGTATGAAGTTGATTCTTTAGCACAAGACACAGTATTTGATGAAACAGAAAATGTTTCTGATAATGACCCAACACTAGCAGAGTATTCAGCTAATGTTCCTTTCTTACTTAAATTAAAAAGAGCATCAAAAAGATTTACAACTTTTAGAAGACCAGACGCACAAATGGAATTAAGATTTGGAGCTGGTGTTAGTGATAGTCCAGACGAAGAAATTATTCCAAACCCAGACAACATAGGTTCAAACTTATCAGATAGTCCTACAAAATTATTTGAATCATTTGACCCTACAAACTTTTTAAAAACAAAAACATATGGGGAAGCACCAAATGATACAACATTAACAATACAATATTCATATGGTGGTGGAAATACAGACAATGTTCCATCTGGTGATATTACAAAAATATCAGGAATTAGTTTTGAAATAGATACTACATCATTAAATTTACCAATGACAGAATTTGTAAAAAATTCAGTAGCGTTTTCAAATCCAGAAGCATCAAGTGGTGGTCTTGGAGCTGAATCACCAGAGGAGTTAAGAGAGAATATTAAAGCACATTTCCAAGCACAAGGTAGAGCAGTTACTAAAGAAGATTATATTGTAAGAACTTATTCTTTACCAGACAAGTATGGAAATATAGCAAAAGCTTACATAGCCCAAGATGATGTTTTATCAGTTAGTGATACAACACAACCACAACAAAATCCATTAGCACTAAATTTATATGTTCTTGGATATGATAGTAGTAAGTTCTTAACAAGTGTAAATGATGCAGTAAAAGAAAATTTAAAAACTTATTTAATAAGATTTAGACCAATAACAGACGCGGTTAATATTAAAAACGGATATGTTATTAATATTGGTGTTAATTATTCGATAGTTACAACAAATAATTCAAATCACGCAATTGTATTACTCGCAGTTAATAATTTAATTAAAAACTATTTTGAAATTGATAGATGGCAAATAAACCAACCAATCATACTTTCAAAACTACAAAATGAAATATCAAGTATCGATGGAGTAGCATCAGTTACAGATTTGAGAATAACAAACAAATATAAAGCTATAGATGGTTATAGTGGTAATGTATATGATATACAATCTGCAAATAAAAATGGAGTAGTATATCCAGCACTTGACCCAAGTATATTTGAATTAAAATATCCATTAAAAGACATTGTTGGTAATGTAGTTGGTGGTGAAAATAGTAATGGAGGACAATACTAATGCATTTCTTTAGTTTCGCAGAAAAAGACGCAACACTTTACGAGGGTAGTGCTACACAAAGTAGAAATACTGGATTAGACGAAATATTAGAAGTTCGTAAAGATATGAACGCAGATGGTTCAGTAGTAAATGTATCACGAACTTTAATCAAATTTGATATATCAGATATATCATCATCAATAGTAGCAGGAATTGTTCCTGAAAACGCAAGATATTATTTAAATTTATACGACGCAAAGTCAACTGAATTAGCAACAAGTCAATCTTTATATGCACACCCAGTAAGTCAGTCTTGGGTTCAAGGTGATGGAAGATTCTTCGACCAACCAGCAACAACAGAAGGTTGTTCTTGGAGATATCGTGATGGTCAAACAACAGGAACTCAATGGATAAGTGGTTCAAACAATACAGGTGGAACTTGGTATGCAGGAAGTGGTTACGAAGCATCCCAATCATTCAATCACGAAACAACAGATATGAGAATGGATGTTACAGATATTATGACCAAATGGATTAGTGGTTCTATAGCTAATGAAGGATTTATAGTGAAGCGTTCAGGTAGTATTGGTAATACATCATCTTCATTAGATGAAGGAAGCACAGATAGACTTGGAAACTTCTCTTTCTTTTCAAGAGATACACATACAATTTATCCACCAAAGTTAGAAGTGGAGTATGATGATGCAACATTTAATACTGGTTCATTAACAACATTAGGTGCAGATGACATTGACGAAGTTACCGTTTATATGAAAGGTTTGAGAGAAGAATATAAAGAGAAATCAAAAGTTAGATTTAGAGTGTATGGTCGTGAAAGATTTCCAACAAGAACTTATTCAACAAGTTCTCAAAATCTGACAGTAAAATTTATTCCTAGTCAAAGTCAATATTCAGTTAGAGATGCATTGACAGAGGATACAATTATACCATTTTCAACTGGTTCTTATTTGAGTTGTGATGGAGCAGGTAACTATTTCAGATTGGATTTAAACGCATTCCAACCAGAACGACACTATCGTTTCCTTTACAAAGTTGTAAGTGGTAGTGGAAATACAAGAGTAGAACATATACTAGATGAAGACCACATATTTAAAGTAACGAGGTAAAAAAGTGCCTTACACAGAAGAAGAACTAAAAAGTTATCAGTTCTATTTAGACAGAATTGAAAATCATCTCTCTTC